AGTACCAGTCATTGCTTGAATTTCAATATCAATAGTATCAGCAGTACCACCAATAAGAACAGGAGTTTGTCCTGCCTTAAATGCGTAGTCACCTACTGATGCACCATCAAAATCAAAACCGTCAACAAAGTTATCTAAGTCACCACCAGTAATACCAAAGTCAAAATCAGTGTCTGTAGAAGTACCTGCATGAGCCGCAGTAACCTCTAGACCTGCTGATAAGATTAAAGTATTAGCTGGAATAGTTAAACCCGGAATAACATCATTAGCAGCTAGAGCAGTACCTTTATCTGAAGCAGCAGTAGCAAAATTAAGCACATGCTGTATCATATAAGGTTGCCTTCCTCTAGCACTGTTACCTCTTGCTGGAGAAGTAGTATTGTCACCTAAAGCCATAATTCAATCTCCCTATGCTAAGTGATAAGTGGCAGTACAGATTGCTTCAGGTCGAAGTATCTTTCTACCATACAAATGCATACCACGAACAATATCAGCAAAAGAATCAGGGTCTCTATAAGTCTCTGTCTTGTTGATTTGCTCGGCAGTTGCTATTGAAGACGAGTGACCAGCTACAATAACACCAAAGTTTGTAGAACTATTAGTACCTGTAGTAGAAGGTCCTGTTCCTAAACTTGGAAGATTATTTGACTGATATATCTTAAAGCCATGCAAGTTATTCATTACTAAACCATTCTGAAGTCCAGTTCCACCCCAATCTGATTGGAATAGTCTTGAATCTTCGTCTTTTAGTACCTCAATAAATACAGGGTCTAATACTAACCATCTACCGTTAGTGTCAACATTCTGTTGGTCCATTAGTCTAGACATTCTAGCTATTAGAGTCAATGGGAATGTATCACCTGCGGCAGGTGTTGCATCAGTTGCACCCGGCATTCTTGGCTGAATAGTAACAGCATCACCTGCTGTACCTGCAAAGTCTGCGGCATCAATTTGCATTGAATCTAGTAGTTCGTCACTACCTGCTGTTGAAACAGCTTTAGCACCATTGACGGTAGTATTTGCTGTATCTGCTGCAGAATGCAATGCACTTTGCTTGTAACCTGACATATAACCAAGCACGTCTTGGTCAAATTGGTCAGCTAGTCTGTAAGCAGCTCTATTAGATGCTAACTCTTGAAAGTTAACATGCGAATGAGCTTCTTCAATGTCATCCACTTTAAATGCAAAGTAATTAGCTTTGTCAATAGTAAGTGAAAACTCTTCGTCATCAAGGTCTTGAGGAGTAATAGTAGTTCCTCTTGAGTAAGCCTTGACAGTTATTTCTGGTTCTTTGATAACCTTAACGGAATCGCCCATATTCGCAATTTCACCAAAATAATCATTATTAGTGATTGCATCAACAACAGAACCCTTACGAAACGCAAGTTGTACCTGTTTGCTGTAAATAATAGGACTAAAATTACCGTTTGGTAAGTTACCATAACCAGCGGCTGAAGTAAATGCCATTTAAATCTCCTTTAGATTTATTTAGGTTAAAGTTTAATTTTAGTCTTTTACTTCAATAAGGACCATTCATGGTTGAGGTTGTACTTAGGATAGCGATTCCTTTGTAGGCTCACATAATTGGGTAGTCTTTGAAGTGGGGTATTAATGTAACATAAGTATCCAAGAAAGGGGTTATGTTACACTTCTAGTTACATATAGTTATATTCATAAATAACTATTTGTCAACATTCTTTTTATTATTTTCTTTAGGTACTTCAATAAAACTGAAGTTTACACTAAAAGACCTGCGTTCTCCATTTGTTTTAAATGGATATACACAATGAAATAGTTCAGCAGGGAACACGTAAAAGTCTCCTACTTGTGGTTTGACCATAAAGTTTGTATTACTATATCCTGACGGTGTACCATGAGCAAACTGTATATGTCCATTAGCAGGATGATGGTCTTTATAATCCTCTTCCCATTCTTTTTCAATACCTTTTGGTAAGCCTAGATAACCTACACAAGATAAACGAGCACCTGTATGTATATGTAAGGGGTTGTATTCATTCTCAAACTGACGTACAAACCAACCTGATGCTATCTGTATACCATAGTTGTACTTCTCTGTATTTAATGAATTGACACCAAAAGAGTTTCTGTGTTCTGCATAAGCACTAAATCTACCTATAAACTGTGATACTTCTTTTAACCATAAAGATTCTATTTCTTTACTAAATCTCAACTCTGCTTTAACTTTACCAACTAATTGTTCTGACCAATCATCTAGCTCCATTTTCATTAATGTATTCATCTGTTTAACAAATGAACTACTTAATTTCTTATATCCCATTACAGGACCAAAAGGTGCTATATATTCTTCATCTTTCTTAGGAACATATAATTTTGCATTTTGTGCCATTATGTACTCCTATCTAGCTGAACCTGATATATCATAAACAAAATTACCTGACCTTATAGCTTCCATAACTACGTCAGCTTGTTTCTCATACTCTTTAGCAGACATCTTTTGAACTTGAGATTCAAGTATCTTTTTACCTGATTCAGTAGTATCAACTTTTGTTCTAGTAGTTTTTGTACCAACTTCAGATGCAGCACCTTTATCATTTTTTGTCTTAGATGCCTTACTAATGTTTTTATCTGCTTTGTACAAGTCAATAGCTCTAGCAGCTGACCTTGCATCATTATCATTTTCATAAAGAGCATCTTGCACCCACTTTGGTTGTTGTTCTGCCCATTCATGGAAATCATCACTATCTCTTATCTCATCAAAATCAGGATGAAATTTTAGTAATTCAACTTCAGCTTTTTCTTTTTTAGCTGATAAATTCATTTCATCTATCTTTTTTATCTTATTTTCTAACTCAACAGATTGTTCTCTAGCTTTTTTCATAGCTATTGTTTCTACAATTTGAGCTACATCAGGATATTCTTTTGCCCAAGTCTCTATGTCTTCATCTGACTTCGGTAATTTCATTTCTTTTTTAGTAGCACTTTCTAATTGAGCTTTTAAATCATCTAATTGACTTTGAAATTGTTTTTCTTTTTCTTGTGTATGTCTTCTTAAATCTCCGTATCGCTTTTTAAAAGTTTTCTCTTCAGCAGAAGTCGGTTCTTCTTGACTCGAATCTTCCTCTTTAGTAATCTTAGTTTCACCTTTTTGCTCCTTAATGAGCCTTTCAAGTTCTTCTTCATCCTTCTTTATCCTCTCTTCTTGAGAATAAGGTCTATTCATAAACATTTCTTTTTTAGGTGTATTTTCTTCTGTCATTATGTCTTTTTTTGCTTCTTCAGCCATTGTCTTCTCCTTTAGGGGGTTATCGTAGCCATTATATGTTGGGGGATAAGTAGCCTTATTTAAGGTTTTTTATCGTGTACCTAATCCACGTCTTCTTTTAGTTTTACCAGTAGGTTCACCTGAACGCAATCCACTTAGAAGTTCTTCTCCTATTATTTTTCGCATTAGAACAGCATAAGGTGTTCCTGAACTAGAACGTATTAGATTTTTATCACCTTCATCTAATTCCATAAATCTATCTACAATTCCGTCTTGTATATCAGATATTACATCTTTTCTTTGCATATTAAGTCCTCTTTAAAAAATGTTGAATTATCCAACCTGATAAATCTCCATGATTTAATTTATATTGTTTAACATTTCTGTGATGTTCTTCATGGTCACCATCACCAAATACTAACCAATTCATCCATTTGACACATCTAGGTTTTCCATCTTTATGTAAGAAATATGTAGTTAAACCTTCTGCTAATACAACTAACATTGACGGTAAACTAAAACCAACAATTATACCTTGTAATCCAAAGGTAGAATACAATAATAATAAATATGATAATATAATTAAGTAGTAGTATTTATGAGTGTACATTAAAAACTTATTTTTAAATAAATGTCTTATATATTTAGATTCAATATTGTAGTCATAATCTAAGGTGAGTAATCTTAACAATCCTTTTGATGTGTCGTGTGGGTCTTCATCTGTATCATGTTTTGCATGATGTTTATTATGCACTGCACACCAACCAAAAACTGAACCCGAACCTGATAACAATCCTAATGATGTACAGATATATTGTAATACTTTGTTTTTAAAATGAAATGAAGCATGTGAATAATATCTATGAAATGTTATTACCATACCAAAACACATTGTCAAAAAGTATATTAATATTATAACACCTAAATCTATTATTGTCAATCCATAAGTTATAACGTATAGAAAAGAAGCCAATAAATTTAATAGTAGTAGTAATCTTAGTTTTTTTCCAGAGCTTTCAAATATTCTTTTCATTACATAAATCTTCCTATCAATCTCCAAGTAGGTCTTAATATAGTGATAGATAAAAACTTAAATGCTTTTTGTTTAATGGTTAGTGGTTTATTAAGCATTATACTTTGATAATAATTAGTTAAGAATTTAGCAAAATAAGTTACATATTTATTTGAATTAACTAAAGACGCTACCTTAGGACCAAATACATCATAAGCTTTCATCATGTAAGGGTCATTTTTACGTAACATAATACCATATTTTTTTAATACTGTAAAATGATTTTTTCCTATATAACCAGTATTGTATGTTGCAGTGCAGATGTGAGACCCACCTCCACCACCGCCGCCACCGCCGCCACCGCCGCCGCCGCCGTTTCCACCACCATTATCATTACCTTGCTCTCGTTCTCTTCGTTCTCTTGCGGCTCTTTCATCTCTTTCTCTTTGCTCTCTAGCATCTCTATCTCTTTGAGCTTGGTCAACAGCTTCTTTTGCTCTTTGGTCAGCTGCATCTCTTTCGTCTTGTTCTCGTTGCTCTTGTTCCCTTCGAGCTTGTTCTGCTCTAGCTTTATCTGCTGCTTGTCGTGCTTCTTTTTCTTTTTGTTGTCTATTAGCTTCTTCTTGCCTAGCTTTTTCTTCTATTGCGTTTTGTCGGTCAGCTTCCTCTTGTCTTGCTTTATCATCTTGCTTTGGAGCATTTCCGGGATTACCTTTACCATCTGTAAAGTTTACTGTTGTACCATCAAAATGAGTAAATGTACCGTTTACATTGACACTATAACTAGTTCCATTTGGATTTTGTCTAATTTCCTTAACACCACCATTAGCTTCAATATCTGATATTGCATCATTACTAAAATTTAATTGTGTTAATTCTTGCATTGTTTTATCTTCGTCACCTAATGGGTCACCTGTCAATGCATCGTCTAAATCTTTTTCAGCTTGAGCTTTTTTTGCAAGACTATCTTTAGCTAGTGAGGTAATATTTTGAAAGAGATTAGTCGCTGATTTTTGTTTATTAGTAACCTCAAACATATTAGGTTCAGGAGTAGTTTTACCAAAATCTCTAATACTATTCATTATATCTTTTGCTTTTTCAGTAAAGCTTTTCTTTTCAGCTTCGTTAAAAGAATAGTCTTCGTAAGGTTTGCCTACACTAGCATTAAAAATATCATTGGCAAAATCCATAGAAACTCTGCCTTGACGAGCTAATTCATTTTTAGCTTCAATTGACCAATCATTTATATTTGATACTCTAGTTAAGCCATAATCTTTTTGTATTTGTAAAGCAGCTTGATGAAATGCTGTAGATTTTAATTTGCCTAATTCAGCATTGGCTACAGCACCCTGCACTGATTTACCACCTGTATATTTGCCTAACTCTAAACCTATACCTGAAACTGCTAAACCAATAGGATTACTTGTCAAAACACCAAACATACTAAGTTGTGATTTACTAAAGTCATTAAACACATCTCTTAAATCATCATCTAAAGAAAATCTATCCACAGATGAATAATCGATACCACCTGATTGTACTCCCCCTCCACCATCACCGAAATCGCTATCATCTCCATCATCTAGTTTATAATTAGTGATTGCATCTATTTCATTTTTTACATCATCTGCACTTTTTTGAACTTCTCCTACTTTAGATGTGAACTTACCCGAATATCGTGAACCTAAATCTTTAGGTGCTACATCTAAAAAACTAGATGGTGTTTTTACATCAGTAGTCTTTTTTTTTAAAAAGTCACTCGCTTTAGGTATATTAGTAACCATACCTCTCATAGGCACATCTTGTTGTCTTACGTTTAATGGTTTTTGCTGAACCATTGTCCTCTGTTGTGGTATAGGATTTACAACAGAGTCATCTTTATTTAGGTCTGTATTTTCTGTGGTAGGTGTAGTGCCGCCTTCAGCCATTGTTACTACCCCACCTTGGTTAAAATTTGATTGGGTGTCCTCTTCATCTTCAATATCAAGGTCATCCATAGTGAAAGGCATATCATCAGGTAGTGTTGCTTCATCGGCATTACCCATCTGACCCATATCTTCCATTCTCTTCAAACCTGCTTTAGCTTCTTGTCTCATCATCATTAGTTTCTCTAATCCTATGAAACGAACTACGTCAGCAGGAAATACAAACTCTCCTTCACTTAGTTGTGCAGGGATATCATCTCTTACTTCTTCTTTAGTTGAACCTATTGGAACATCATTACCCGATATAGGGTCTACCGAACCACCTTCGTCTTTAAGACCACCTTCCTCAAACATTTCCATTTGTTTAGCCATAGAGCCACCTTTAGCAGCTGGAACTCGCTTTTCTCTATAATTGTCAATGTCTTTTAGTAGCTGTTCTCTTTCTTCTATTTTTTCTAATACAGCTTTGTTATCAATACCTTCAGCATTTGCTCTTGGGTCTTGTTCGGATAATATACCCATTCGTCTATCTAATTCTATTTCCTTCATACCTTTGGCATCAGGATTGTCTTTTAGATACGTAAACATTTCCATTTGATTTGATGGTCGTTTAGGAGGTGCTTTGGGCATTTCTGCCTTTGTCAAATCCTTATCCTTTTTTTTCTTCGCCATTTACTTCTTCCCTTAACAGTTTAAGTCGTTTGAGAATAGCCACTGCTCCTTGTGACCTATGCATAAGAACTACATCATCTGTTTGCTCTAGTATCTTATGTTGATTAGATATTAATAAATCTAAGTAATCATTGAAGTGGGTTAGGAGCTTGGGGTTGTTCACTAGTGGCTTGATTTGCTGCAGCACCTGCTTGTCCGTCATTTCCTGTAAATCCTTGTTCTCCCGGAATTGGAGCTTGTCCAGTTCCTATTGTTCCACCACCAGCTCCTGTTGGGTCTAATGGATTAGCACCTGCGGGTGGTTGTCCTTGAGGTGGTGCTCCCCCTGCTTGAGGAGGTCCTTGAAAGCCTTTAAGCATTTCAGCTTGTAACATTGCTTCATCCATATTATTTGTGACCTTATCAGGGTCTAAGTCCATAGCTTTAGCAATCTCTCTAATTATATAATTAAACTTAGCAAAAGGTGCAAGTGCTGGATTAGATGCAGTTTGTAAGAACGACATTAATCTTTGACTACGCACTTCATTAGCCATTAGACTTTCTGTTCCACGTGCTACAACCTCTAAGTCACCTTTAATACTCTTATCAAAGTTGAACTGCATATTAAATCTAAATAAACCCTCACCTAAAGGTCTAAGTAAATAATCATCTATATTCTTAACAACAGTTTTAATACTGCCACTAGCAGCATTCATAAGCATTGATATACCACTAGCTGTTCTACCTACACCTGATACACCTGTTTGTCCATGAGCAAACGATGGCATACCCGTACTTTCATCAGCTAATTGTCTAGCTTTATCAAACAACTGTAAGTTCTCACCTGATACGTTTGGAAACTTAGTACCAAATATAGCTTGACCCGGAGCACCACCTTGCCTTCTGAATACCTTTCCCGGATAAACAGATAAGTCTTGTCCCGGAACTAAGTTAGTCTCGTCAACTTCTATAAGTAAGTTACCTGACAATACAGCATTATCAACAGCCATTCTCATAAAACCATTCATAAGAGTTTGTGTATCATCCATGTTTTCTGCAATACCTACACCAAAGAATGAATATGGATTTAACTCATAAGGAGCTGCCATATAAGGTATAGTTGATGGCTTAAATGGATTAAGAACCATTCTTAATAATTTACCATTACATATCCAAATATTAGTTTGTAACTCATCTTGTTCTTCTAGCTCTGTAGGTATATCAACACCATTATCTAAAAGCATTTGAACATCGCAGTTACCCCAATATTCTAGAACCTCGAATCTATCAACTCCATAGTCCGCAGCATAATCAGATAAATCATCTTCCCAATACTTTTTATCATAATTTTCACCTGCTTGAATAACTTCATCAATTACACTTTCACGGAAGTATGGTCTTTTCTTTAATGCACGTAATTGTGTTCTAGACATTTTGTGTCTTTCAATTACGTATTGTGCTTCATCCATGTTGGCAGCATCAGGGTCAGGAAAGAAGTTCCATACAGATACATGAGATGTAGAAGCTATAGTTTTAAATATAGGACTATAATTACCTTCATCATCCCAATTAGGATATTCTTTATCTACAGCAAAAGGACCTTTCATTACTCCTGTTCCAAATAATGCCATCTCGAATACTGTGCTTCTTAATTGTTTATTAGCACCTGATTCTTGGAGTTGGTCCATTATCTTCTTTTCCATGTTTTTAGCGGCAATCATGGAAGGACTAAATGTAACAGAAGTAGGTGTTTTTCCTACCCCTTCTTCCAAACCGTCAATCTCGCCCAACTTTTCTTCAAGAGGTCCGAGCATATCTTGTAAGCTTTTTTCAGTAGCTCCTGCAGGGAGTTCCTTACCGTCACCTTCAAAACCATAAGGTGAAGACAAAGACGTTTCACCTTTAAGTTGTTCAGGCTTTTTAGGGTCAAACGACACATCGGAGACCACACCTTCTGGTAAAATCGTTGGCTCAACACTAATAGGAAACTTGTGACCTGCAAATAGTACATCAACCATTTGTCCATATGCAGCCAATGTTTTAGTTTTTGTAACTTTGATAAATACTCTTGACTTTTCTGCTTCAGTAAATTGAACATCACTTCCGTATAACCCCCTATAGTTTCTATAAGACCTTAACCATCGTTCCTCATCATTGTTACGATAGTCTTCGGCACGTGAATATCTATCCATCACAAAAGGAATAATATTAGTTACATCTATATCAGTAACACTACTATCATCACTGTCCTCTAAGGCAATGGATTCTTCGTCTAACATTATTTCATCATCTTCAGCCATGTTTTATTCCTTTAATATCCAAATGTTGAATCGGCTACGGGCATACTACTACTTGGTCTACCCATTGGGTCGTAATCAAATATACTAAATCTTGGTCTTGACATTATACCATATCTTAACGCATCGTACAAGTGGTCTTCTGCTCTTGTATCCACATCTTCAGGATTCTTTTTATCTAAGGGTAATGCTGGTAATTGAGATATCATATTTGTACAATTATTAAAAAATACTAATCTAGGCTCTTCTGTAAATTCATCTACTTGTAACCGTCTATGTATTTCATTCTTTCCTGATACACGACTGCCTTTACTTCTATCTGAAGGTCTCCAACGACATCCCTTCATAATCATCTGCTCTGCTAGTGAAGGTCCTGTATCTCCACGTTTATGCCATAGGGAGCTATCTAATACTCCATACTTTATATTGCCATCTTCATCTTCTGCATCTAATATCATATCTGCCAAATCTGTGGCAAGGACTTTGCTAGTATACAACTCTCTATATACAATAATCTGCTCATCTGGAGAAACAGCAAACCACAGCACCCCACTATAAGAACCATAACCATAATCACAAGCACGAAATTTAACCCAATTTCTTGGAATTGGAAAAGGCTCAACAACGTGAATATTCCTATCAAACTCAGTAAAAGCAGCACCTTCTTTAATATCCCAATCACCTTCAAGCAACTGCTTACGTTGGTGTTCAGGTAAG